TCGTCTTGCCCACCGACATGAGTCCAGCCCACAGGCGCAGGCCCGGTAGCTGCGACCGCATCACGTCGATCTTGGCCTTCTTCAGTTTGCGTTCTGGTTGCATGGTCTTGCTCCTACGTTGTTATCACCACTCATATTGCTTGAGCATGGTATTCAGCTTGTCCTTCAGGTCGGTGCGAACACCTGCGTCTTCCTTCACATCGTCGATGTCCACACCAGCGATGGCCTTCTCAAGGTCGCGCCGCGCCTGCTCCAGCTTGGGGTCCTTGGTCAGGTTCAAGTGGGTCAGCATCTTGCACAGCTCGGCGGCGTTGCCGATGAACGTATCGTGCCAGCGGGTCACCGTCCCATCCGGCGCAGCCTCGACCTTGACCAGCTTGTCGGTCATCGCACTGATCGTGGTGTGCAGCCTGTCCCATGGCTCACGCATGGCCTCGGCCAGCCGGACATCGAAGGCGTCATCGTATTGGCGACGCATCTCCGCCATCTCCTGCTGTGGTAGGTCTAAGCGAAAGTCACCCGACTCAGGCACCGGGGTAAACACCAGACGGTAGCCGAACTTGCTACGCACTTCCTCGACGGACGGGTAGTCCTCTGGATTATACAGCGCACCCAGATGCTTGGGTGCGTCGGCCAGCAGGCGTGGGTAGTCACGAAAGAACGCCTCGGCCTTGTCCGTGAAGTAGGTCTGCCGACCGTTCATCTCTGACTTGTAGTCGAAGAACAGGGAGGTGGGCAGCAGGCGCGGGCCACGGTCAGACCATGCCATCGTCAACTGGTTGTGTCGTAGGCGACAAGCCGCAGCATAGTCGGCCAGCTCCTTGCGGAGAGACGAGCCTGCCGTGAGGTTCTTACGGAACTGACCTGCGTCCGTGGTGGCGCTGTTGTCGTCGGTCACTTGTCGGGTCACCGTCTTGTCCACCTTGTTGCCGGTCCAGACGCTGATGTTCAACTCCACAAGCATGGAGGATGATGCGATGCTCATTGGTTTGCTCCTAGTGTGTTATCCCTAAGCGCGCGGCGCTAGGGCTTGACGGATTACAAAATATCTGCGTTCTCAGCCGCCCACTTGGTGAAGTCGCCATTGCGGAAGGCGATGGTCTGCTTGGTCTTGCTACGTGCGAGGCTGGTGCAGAACACAGCCTGATGCTCGGCCTCCATGCGAGACACATACTTCATGATGGCCGACATGGTGTCGGCCTCCACTGCGCGCTCAAGGTTGAAGAGCAGGGTGATGATTGCACCTACGGACGTAGGGATAGGTGCGGTATCAGGTGCCTTGAGGATAAGCTCACGGCTAGGCAGCTCGTCTTGGAAGGCGATGTAGTGCTGCATGTCCCGCGCCGCAGGCTCACCGATGGTGCCGATAAGCGCAGCCAGCAGGGTGTTCTCGCTGAACTTCTCACGCTGCCACACGATGTGCGATGCCTTCTCCAGCGAACGCGGAGTCACGACTTGGCCTACCTGCACACGCTTGGGGTTATCGACGTAGGGGTTGCTTGCGTCGAAGTCGTCATCGCGGAACGATGCCAGTGCAGTGGGTGTCTGGTTCACCCACGCCAGCACAACAGGATGGATGCCGCTGCCAGCACCCCACACCAGCCACTCCTCGACAGAAGGTTGACGCACCTCCAGCACAGTCATGCGGTTCAGGGTGTGCGCCATGAACGTATCGCCCAGCCCCTCTTCCGATAGGTTGTTAGTGATAATGACCATAGTGCCATCAGGCAGGCGCTTATCTGCAACGCGCCTTGGGTTCTCCAACATGGGCAGCACCATGTTCTGGATACTGCGCGGTGCCTTGGCCAGCTCGTCCAACATGATAACCACGGGCTTGCCGGTGTGCAGCTTGAGCGCCTCGTTCGTGAAGAACTGCATAACGCCCGCCTCCTTGTCAGGGAACGGGATAGCCACGTCACCCTCGGCCTTCGACGTCATGTCGAAGTAGGCGTATTCGTATTCGTCACCCAGATACTCACGCATCATGGGTAGGATGCTCGACTTGCCGATGCCCTTGGGGCCACGCAGCATGACGTTGTTTGTTGTGCCGACCGCAGCGATCAGCTGCGCTGCCTCCTTGAGAGAGACACGCGAACCAAAGTTGATTGAAGTCATGTTGTGTTTGCTCTTTCGTGTTTACCGTACACGTGTACGGTATTTGGTTGCTTAGTTGGCCGGGGCGGGTTGGTTCCCGCCTCACCCTCTTCTTGTAGCAGAGTAGGTGGACAATGTCAAGGTTCAGTCGACGGTGATGCTGACACTGATACCTACACGGTAGTGGTGGTAGGCGGAACCACCAGAGTCGAGATCGGTTCTCTCTTCGCCCACACGGGCATACTCCCAGCAGGCGCAATGCGTTTCGAAATCCTCGGTATTGAACGCTGCCTCGAACCGCTCGATGGCAGCCCATACGTCCTTCACGTAGTCGAAGTCATCATACCACTTCACGTCATCATACTTGACGGTGATGATGCCCTCACGGCTTTCGATGAAGGGGTCTGCCTCCCTCGGCCAGTTCTCCTCTACCCATAGCTTGATAGCTGGGAACATCTCTAATTTGTTGGGGTTCGCATAGAAGGCGAACGTCACATCGCTACGGTAGCCCATCAGCTTGTCCTCTTCGGGTTGAGCATCGTCAGCTCTGCCTTGTTGGTGATAACAACGTAGTTGCTCTTGTTTAGTGGTGCGCTGCACCATTTCACTGCGCGCGCAGCGAAGTCGCCACACGACAGGCAGGTGTTGTAGCCCAGCAGGGCGCGGCGCTCGGAGTATGTCTCTCCGCAGGATATGCACTCAGGCATTGGTTTGCTCCATAATAGCTTGAAACAGCTCTTCTGCGCTCATATGCCCGCAGCCCGCACGTTGGCGGAACTTCTCGTGCATACGCTCGTGCTCGACGATGAACTCCTTCTCGCGCCTTGACATGCGGTCCCACACACGTTGCGTCAGGTTCACAGGCTTGATGACTTTACCCATTGTCTTGTCCCTTCTCAGTTAGCGTACACGTGTACGGTAAACGTAGGCTGCATCTGGATGGCGCATAGCCACGTCAGACCAGACCGCACTCGGTGCCGACAGGCAGGCGGTCCCAGCCAAAGTGTTTCTTGAAGAACCGCAGCGCCTCGCGCTTGTTGGGCGCATAGATGGGGTAGAACATCTCGCCACGGCAGTTGACCCAGTATTTCCGGCTCACTTGTCCTCTCCCTGTCCGAAAGTGGCGATGTATGTCGCGGCGTCCTTCAGGCTAGGCATCTCGAACAGCATAGGCAGGTCGGACATAGGCACGTCCACCACAGGCACCCCGTTTGCCTTGGCCCACGCATTGATGAAGTTATGCAGGCTGCGCCTGTCCTCTAATTGTTTCTTCTCCGCATGGGCGATAGCGTCTAGCAAGCTAGGCTCAGGGTTGCTGTCCTGTAAGGACTTCCAGTTGGTCATTGTAAGATTTCCTTTCTACCATACCGTACACGTGTACGGTGATTTTCGACGTTGCTCGTCGCGCAGGGCGGAGTTGCCCTGACCTCTTACGTGTAGCACGTAAGGGGAACAAAGTCAAGCTATTGTAAGAAAATAATCTTACAATGCAGTGTAAGATTGAGAGAAACCCAAAAGTGCCGTCTTACGCACTTTCTTACGCGAATCGGCTTATAAAACCAAGGTGTTAGCTCTGTATTGTAAGATTGAGAGGAGATTTTAAGATTTATTATATAGGGGGGGAAAAATAGGAAAAAACCTATTGAGAGGATGTGGTATCAGCGGAGAAGCCCGCGAATCCGGGTATCTTTTAAAAACTAGAAAATTGGCCTCTCAATCTTACGATACCACTTAACCCGTTGTGGTTGCATAACTTTTTCGGCGTAAGAACCTCACAATACGTTTCTTACGGTATGTTTTTTCTTACATTAGATTATCGTACACGTGTACGCTAAGTCCTACTGCTCAGCCCACTATCATTTTCTTACAATACAGATTCAGTCCTACCGCTCAGCCCACTATCATTTTCTTACACCACCGTTCAGCCCTATGGTTTTCTTACACTAGCAATGCGCCATCCAGATGCAGGCTAGTCCTACCGCTCAGCCCACTATCATCTTTGGCCGCCGTGGCGCTGATGGCAGGCACAAAAAAAGCCCGCTAGGCGCATGGCCTAGCGGGCGAGGGGGAAGCGGGGGAGGCGTTGCGGCCTCCCCCTAGGGTGTTAGGTGTTGCGAGCTGCCTTGCGGGCGGCCTCAGCCTTTTCGGCCTTTTCGGCCTCAGCCTCTGCCTTGGCGATGCTGGCGGCCACCTTGGCCAGCCCCTTGAGCAAGGCAACCTCTGCACCATTGAGCGCGGCACCGTCACCCGCATCGACCTCGCTCAATGCGGCGAAGGCCGCCCGCAACACTCCCTCGCGGGTGGCGGCGCGGGGGCCAGCTTCCCCCTTGCTCTTGTCGTTCTGGGGTGCGTCACGATTGGAACCGGCAGCACCCTTGGCCGCCGTGCGAAGGGCGGAAAGCGAGGTCGCCTCCCGCATTGCCTTGGCCCTGTCACTGTTGCCACCCTCTAGCTTAAGCGCACCCGCCTCAATGCGGGCTGTCATGCCTTCGTTGCGAATAGCGTTTGCCAGTGCAACGGCACGGCCTGTCATCGTCCACACAGCCGGCACAGCATCAGGCAGGGCGAACATGGCGCGGAACATGCCACGCTTGTATGCCCCTTGCGCCACCCGGCTAACTTGACCTTGGCCATTGAGCACCCATGCGGCGGTTTCGGTACCGAATTCGGTATAACCGATTGTCACCACGTGCTCGTGAACGTCACCCTTGCCGGTGGTGACGTCGAAGGACCATTCCCGCGATGCAACGCTGTCATCACTAAAGCCGGCAATCATGACAGCCTCAGCCGCCGCACCCTTCGCCTTGCCTGCCTTTGTTTGGTCATCGCCCTGAATGGCGGCTTGAGCCGCAACCGCCAGCGAGGCGGCGGCCTCCTCAGAGGTGAGGGAAGCGGTTTTGATCTCAGTAACGTTAATCATGGTGTGTTGCCTTTCTATGGCAGTTGCGGGCGGGCGGAATGCCCCCTGCCCTCTCCCTCTGCCTGAGTACCTTGAGACTGTCAAGGTAGGGGCAAGGCAATCAGTGTACACGTGTACAGTGATTTCCCCTGTAACATCAAAGGGATAGCGGGCGGAAATCCGCAACAAGGGCGGGGGGTGCGAAAAGGCGTTGCGTTGCCCCTACCGGGGGGCCACCCCCCTAACCACAGCAAATCCTAGCGCTTATATATACATACTATTTTGCACAACCAATCACGTTCCCCCAGAAACACCCCCCTTACAAAACCAAATCAAGACCCCCCACCCCCTATATATTTTTCAAACACTTACCCCCACCCCCCTTCTATTAGGAAGACCCCCCTTGATGGGACCCACACCTCCTGCTATCTGCCCGCCTCCTCCCCCTAGCGGGGTAACCCGGATAATCAGCAGCTTCGCCCGTTGCTGGAGGGCCGGACCACACTTTACATGTATCCCCTACGCCCCTATAGATAAGGTCTGCTTCCCTCAAACCGGACGCTGCGCCTATGTCCAAAGTTAAGCTGAACCCGACGGACTCTGTCCCGCTACCCTACAGCCCCGAAGATGTTGAGAACCCCAGCTTCATGGATGAGCTGATGGCGGCGTCCAATACGGCTGACTTCTTGGAAGAGATGGGTGTCCCACTGGAAGTGGACCCGGCGACGTACGAGCGGGAGAAGGCGTTGCTTGAAGGGGCGGTGAAGGGCCAGCATGTGGCTCCTCTAACAAGTTATGCAACAGCATTGGGTGCTAAGGCGTTTCTTCAGCAGTACGGCCAGAACTTGGCTCTCGACGTCGGACAAGTCCGCTCGGCGCTTACTAATAAGCTGTTAGAAATAGCCAACTGTGGCGAGACCAAGTTCGAGCTTAAGGCCATTGAGCTGCTTGGCAAGCACAGCGACGTGAGTCTGTTCACCCAGCGAAGCGAGATCAACATCAACTATAACAGCCCCGAGGCGCTCGAAACCGCCATCAAGGAGCGGGTCAAGCGCCTGCTGGACGCCGAGGTCATAGACGTTACCCCTGTGGGAGCAACTCTGGACGACGAGTTTGGCTTCTACGAGGGCCCCCAAGACGAAGACGAGACCCCTGAAGAGGACGCTGAATGACGTCCAGCATCAGCTTGGCTGATCTACCAAAGATTCTCCCCCTGCTGCCGTTGCACGAGCAGGAGCGGTTGCTGGCTGAGCTTGAGAAGCTGTCCGACCTGAAGAAGCGCAAGCTATGCCGAGAAAAGTTCCTGTCGTTCGTCAACGAGGTCTGGCCGACGTTTATTGCGGGTCGTCACCACGCCAAGATGGCAGATGCGTTCGAGCGCGTGGCGCGCGGGGAGCTGAAGCGGCTCATTATTAATATGCCACCCCGGCATACCAAGTCCGAGTTTGCGTCCTACCTCCTGCCCGCATGGTTCCTTGGTAAGTTCCCCCATAAGAAGGTCATCCAGTGCTCGCACACAGCTGAGCTGGCGGTGGGCTTTGGTCGTAAGGTGCGCAACCTCGTCGACACCGAGACGTACCACGAGATTTTTCCTGACCTTGTCCTCTCGGCGGACTCAAAGGCCGCAGGTCGGTGGAACACCAGCAAGATGGGTGACTACTTCGCCATTGGTATCGGCGGCGCGGTGACCGGTAAGGGTGCCGACCTGCTCATCATCGACGACCCGCACTCAGAACAGGAAGCTGCGTTGGCGGAAGTGAACCCGGATATTTACGACAAGACCTACGAGTGGTATACTTCCGGTCCCCGTCAGCGTCTGCAACCGGGCGGTGCTATCGTCATCGTCATGACCCGGTGGTCGAAGCGCGACCTGACCGGGCAGATATTGAAAGACGCAACCCAGAACGAGTCTGTTGGTGAGTGGGAAGTCGTTGAATTTCCAGCAATTTTGCCTAGCAACAACCCGCTGTGGCCCGAGTTTTGGTCGGTTGATGAACTCCTGAAGGTCAAGCGCGACGTCCCTAACAGCAAGTGGATGGCGCAGTACCAGCAGAACCCCATCTCGGAGAGCGCTGCTATCGTCAAGCGCGAGTGGTGGCAGACGTGGGAGCGTGAGACCCCGCCCCAGTGCGACTTTATCCTGCAATGCTGGGACACGGCCTTTGAGAAGACGCAGCGAGCGGACTACTCGGCGCAGACCACGTGGGGTGTATTCTACCACCCGGACGACAACGGCATAGAGCAGGCCAACATTATCATGTTGAACGCGGCGAGGGACCGCGTGGAGTTCCCCACGCTCAAGCAGTGGGCCATCGACGAGTATAAAGAGTGGGACCCGGACAGCGTCATCGTCGAAAAGAAGGCGTCGGGCGCTCCGCTTATCTATGAGCTTCGCTCCATGGGGATACCCGTGCAGGAGTTCACCCCCACCCGTGGGAACGACAAGATCAGCCGTCTGAACGCTGTGGCGGACATATTTGCCTCTGGGCGCGTCTGGGCTCCGGCAACACGCTGGGCGGAGGAGGTTATTGACGAGGTGGCTGAGTTTCCTGCCGGCAGCCACGATGACTTTGTCGACACCGTCTCCATGGCGATGCACAGGTTCCGGCGCGGGGGCTATATATCTACTACGCTAGACGCAGACGACGAACCGCTGTATTTTAAAAGCTCACGCAGACAGGGGTATTACTGATGACCGAGGTCAAGGCGCTGTTTCCCATTGGCAAGACCCAGTGGTCGAAGTGGAAAGACAAGCAGAAAATTGCCTTCAACGAGGCCCGTGAAGCAGGTGTGCCGTTTGCTGACGCCGTTGCGGCGGCTAACTCCATCAAGAGCGGAGGTCTGCTGGGCGTCCTCAAGGACGTGGCTGAAATTACCACTACCGTGGCAAGCGTAGCGACGGGGGTCGCACCCGTCATTGGCGTAGCCGCTACCGTAGCGCGTGCTACCCGTAAAAAGGCATAACCATGGCAATCGACAAGTCCCTTAACCCCGCCCCTACTGGCTTGACTGCTATGCAGCCGACGCTGGACATCGACGAGCAGTACGCGGAGCCGAACGATCCTGAGATCGAGATTGAAATCGAGCTCGACGAGGACGACGAGGGAGAAGAGGACGACGCGCCTCCGGGGTTTGACGACAACCTTGCCGAGGACATGGACGAGGGTCAGCTGACTGAGCTGGCAGGTGACCTGCTGGGTGAGTTTGACGAGGACATCAGCAGCCGCAAGGACTGGATACAGACGTATGTAGACGGTCTTGAGCTGTTGGGTATGAAGGTCGAGGACCGCACCGAGCCGTGGCCCGGTGCCTGCGG